CTACGACACGGTTCTAAAGGCTTACCAATGGCTTCAGCTTGGTAAGCACCAGTTCAAGAGCTTGATTATCGACTCTATTTCTGAGTTGCAAGTCAAGTGCATGGACAACATCGCTGGCAAGAACCAGATGCAGATGCAACAGTGGGGCGAACTACTTCGCCACATGGGCGCTTTGCTCCGCGACTTGCGTGACCTAACGATGCACCCAACAGCTCCACTAGAGGCAGTAGTACTCACTGCAATGGCTAGACCTGGCCAGGACGGACGCTTGCGTCCATACCTTCAGGGACAGCTTGCTATCCAGGCACCGTATTTCTACGATGTTCTAGGTGCAATCAATGTGGAGACTATCGCTAACCCTGACCCGACTCAGGCACCTTACAAAGCACGTCGTATGTACGTTGAGCGCACTGACCAGTTTGAAGCTGGCGAGCGTGTACAAGGACGACTTGGCAAGATTGTCGAGCAGCAGGACATGGGAATCGAGCGTATGCTCGACATGATTTTCGGCGCCAAAACCGAAACAAAAAAGAAGTCGTCTTAGCCACCCGGTTAGACGGTCCTCATAAAGAGATAAGGAAAACTGAACTATGAGTTCACTCAACTGGGGCGACCTAGTAAAAGACGCCGGCGAAGCAACCGGCGGTTCATTCGAGCCACTACCAGATGGCGACTACGACCTGAAGGTGATTGAAGCTTCGGCTGCAGTTTCACAGTCAGGTAAGACCATGTTCAAGATTACAACTGAAGTCCAGGTAGGTGCGTTCGCTAAGCGTCGCATCTGGGACAACTTGGTTGTATCACCGGACAGCCCAGCGGCACTAGGCATCTTCTTCTCGAAGATGGCAGCGCTAGGTCTAACCCGCGAGTACTTCGCAACTAGCCCAAGCAACTCGGCTATTGAGGCTGCTATTCTTCACCGCGTCTTCCGTGCACAAGTTGGTTCTCGTGTATGGCAAGGTTCAAAGAAGAACGAAATCAAGAAGTATTACGTTGGCGCTCCTGTAGCTGTCGCGGGTGCTCCTGTAGCTGCAGCCGCTCCTGCTCCTGCTCCTGCACCAGCTCCAGCGCCTGCGCCAGCTGCTGCTCCGGTTGCAGAAGCTCCAGCCGCACCAGCACCAGCACCAGCGCCGGCACCAGCTGCGCCTGCTGCTCCTGCATCACCGTTCTAACATAGAACTTGCGCCTGGGTATCGTCTGTTTAGGCGGTACCCAGGTGCACTATGCATGTATCACTACTCCACTAGACTTTAGAAAATGACAACAAATGAGCAAGATTCTTCTGACAGGAATGTCTGCAGCACAAGCCTCTCGTAAAGCCAATGCTCGTACACTGAGTTTTGCTGGAGTGCTCGAAAAATCGCTGACTAGCGCCGGCCATGACGTACTTTGGGAAGTCCCATCTATCGGATGGACCAAAGAATTTTTAGACCAATTTGATTCCGTAATTGTGGGTATTTCGCCGCTCACAAGTTTGAGCGCAAACTACTGCTACGGTGGTTTGCATGTGATTACCGAACTTCTAGACGACAAAAGACTCAGGCTACTAGTCGATTCGCCCCAACCTGGACAGATTACCGCCAGCCTGAAGAGTATAACTGCGAACCCACAAACGTTCACCAAGGACTTCTACACCAATAGGCAAGGATTTCAGCAGGCTAACCAAGATGCGGTCCGTACGCGTCTTCTGGCGACTATTGAGCGGCTTCTAACCGCTACCTGGCCTATAACTATCTATCCAAGTTTACCTTGGCAGAATGTCTCAGCAGTGAGCAATCAGTTTTCAGAATCAGCAAGGCAGAGCCTAGTAGGAATCAACTTAGACGCCGAGCTTCTGCAGGCTGTAAGCTACCCGGGAGACCGGAGACTGAAGTGGTCAGCCGACTCATCTAACTCGCCGTGGACACATAAAGTATCCACTGGACTAGTCTACCCGGTTAGCCTTATGAAATGGAATAAGGGTTGGTCTGACGACTTGGTAGAAGAACAAATCGCTCGGTCGACTGGAGTTCTTATCACTCCACACAAAAAAGACGGAACATGGTGGACTTATAGGTACATTCAAGCCATGAATACTACAACTCCTATTGCCAGTCTCTGGACGGAGACTGTAAAAATAGGCGAGTCATGGGGGAATCTAGCTGCCAACATTGAGGCGCTATCTCAAGACGAACGTAATACAATTGCTACTAAGCAGCGTGAAGAGTACTTGTCAGCTATCCCGTCTCTGAACGACGCACAGAAGAACTTGCACAAGACACTAGGTATTACAAAACGAAAGGCAGTCAAATGACCGACAACCAACTCTTCAAAGAGTGGCTAGCCCGCACCAAAGACCTTCAGAAGAATGTTTTCAAAATCGACTATGATGCTATGGACGGAGACTCTCCTGAAAACATCAACAAGCTAGTTGAATTCATGCGCTGGAACATGCTAGCAATAGACGATGAACTTGCTGAAATGCGCCAGGCTATCTCATGGAAACCCTGGCAGCACGACGCTCCATACGCTGACCGTGAGGAAGTAATCAAGGAAGCCGTTGACGTGCTTCACTTCGTTGCTAACATCATCACTGCCTGCGGAGGAACTGATGAAGAGCTAGATAGGTTCTATCTTGAAAAGATGGAAAAAAACCGCAAGCGCCAGGAGGCAGGCTACGCGATAAAGGCTGCTGGTGTCAAATGTACAAAATGTACACGTGCTATCGATGATGTTGGTCCGAACCCGGACAACGCAAACTACTGCAGTAAGTGTGAGGTTGAAAATGACTAATGTAAACTATGAATGGATAAACCAGCAATTCGCCGCGGCAAAAGTTCGTGTCGGAACTGGCAAGGCAGTTCTAAAACTACTAAAGACTTGGGAAGAAATTGATGTCACGCCGGAACAGGCTAAAGACATCTTTGAGATTCTTGGCAAGGTTGCGCAGGGTCATGCCTTGGTTCAAACTCCTAAAGACGAAGTCTGGGTACAAGCTCAGGCTGGCCAGCTGAAAGTCGGCGAGCCTATTCGAGTTAGAGGTGACGCGTTTGACGGAGACAAGGGTGTAGTCTTCAATGGCAAGGTTGGAAAAATTGGTGCCATACGTTCAGGCGACATCGTCTTTGGTTCGGCTGATAAGTCTATCGATGGTGCACACTTCCGCCCTGCTGACTTAGAAAAGAGAATTCGCTAATGACTGAGGACACACAAGGCAAAGACCTTCCTCGTATCGAGGCATTGCGTGAAGCCGCACGAATAATTGCAGGCGACCGAGATGTGCAGTACGGTGCTCCTGAAGATAATCTTGGACGTATCGCTAAAATCTGGTCAGTCATCTTTGCTATCGAGATTACGCCTCAAGACGTAGCGATGGCTATGGTCGGCTTGAAAATGGCTCGCTACGTAAATAAGAGTGAGTTCCAGCCGGACACTTGGATTGACATTGCTGGTTATGCAGGCATCGGCTTTGAAGTTGGCCAGCTTGAAGATAAAACTAAGTGACATCACAGTAGTCTACATCAACCTAGATGAAGACACAAGCAAAAGACACAAGATTGAGTCTATGCTCAACAAGTATAGATTCAAGGAAGTTATAAGACTTCCAGCAACTAAGGCAGAGACGTTTATTCAAGGCTGCACGACCTCACACGCAAGAGCGCTTGAAATCGCACATCAGCTTGGCGGTCCGGTACTAATTCTAGAAGATGACGTCATTGAGCTAAATGGTCTTCCAGAAGAACTAGAAATTCCAGATTCAGCTGACGCTATCTACCTTGGGGTCTACGCCATCGGGATATCTGAAATTCATGGTTCATCACAGAAGTGGACAGTCGGTCCGTCTCAGATTCAAACGACTCCTGTTAGTGATGGAATCTATCGTGTAGCTAGTATGCTTGCAGCTCATGCTATTCTCTACATCACCGATGACTACAAGAAGTTTGCACATAGAGCCTGTAGAAGAGCTCTTGAAATCCTAGTTCCTCACGACATACTGTTTTCTTTGGGCCAAACCTTCTACAACGTGCTGGTTTACGATACCCCGTTCTTTGCTCAAACAAGTAGCCTTTTCCACAGTATCGGAACATTGAGCAAAAAACGTTAAATACATGGTATAATGATACTAATGATGAAAGGACAACTATGCAGACATTCATTCCAGTAACAACAAGCTTCGAGGCTATGGCTAAGGTGCTTGACAACAAGCGCCTCAACAAGCAAGCCCTTGAAGGCTGGCAAGTTCTCATGGTTTTATTTGAAATTGACCCAGATGGAAACCACAGACCTGCAAAGGGCTGGCGCAACCACCCAGCCGTGCACATGTGGCGTGGACACGAGGCTGCACTGAACCAGTACATTCAGGCGATGGTAGACGAATGGAAGGCGCGTGGCTTCAAGTCGACTATTGGCGACAAAGCTCAGCAAACTATGCAACACGCACTGGACGCTGGAATCATAACCAGCCAAAGACCATCTTTGCCAGTATGGGTTACAGACATGGAACTTTACGAACTAGTTGCTTCTAGCCATCGAGTTGCATTACTCAACAAGGAGTACAGCTGGTACTCTCAGTTTGGCTGGCCAGAAGACACTGGCACCAGACCGGAACTGTATTCTTACGTGTGGCCTGATGTCAATGGCAGCTACACTTTAGGTATTGCTCAGACCACAACTGTTCGCCAGAAGACGGCTTAGCGGCTCTCTGACGCGCTTTTTCGCGCAAGTCGTAGCCAATTTAGTCTATGTGAAACACATTGACTTACACGTGATTCTGGCGACTAAACATGATATATTTGCTTCAAAGCTAAAGTTGGAGCATCATGGTCAAAGATTCACGCATAGGCGAAAGCCTGTGGCAAGAATGGACTGGTGAAGGTTATGAACCTACCCGTCCTGACTGCCTAGTGTTCTTTACCGAAACCCATGTGGACCTAGAACATGAAGTCGTTCGTCGTGCACTAGCTTCAGCTTTACAACGCGATGGCTCAGTCTCCTCTCTCGGACAAGCCTTCGCCGCACTTGAAAGTGCAGCCGTTACTCATGGGCACGCGGGAGAGATTGAAGATTCTAGAGATTTCACTCTATGTGATGAGCAAGGCGAAACGCGCGAAGGCGAGTGTGTCAACGATGTTCTTGAAATCACATGGGTGGAAATCTAATGATAAGTGGCCAATCAAACGGCTTGGAATGGCAGAAAGATGCCGAATGCGCTAAACTTGAAAATAGGCCGCTCGTAGAGTTTTTCTTTTCTAGTAAAGCTGAGGAAAAGTACCAAGCAAAAAACTTATGCTTCTCATGTCCTGTCCGTCAGGACTGTCTAAAGTGGGCGCTTGAAAACCGTCAAATCTGGGGAATCTGGGGCGGCCGAGACGAAGGTGACCTGCGCAGAACTTTGTCTGTTTCGTGGGACGGTCAAGAGTCTCGTCGACGTCGATTCCCTCAATGTCCGTTCTGCACAGCTAGGCCTAGCAAGTTAGAGACGTTTACAAAAGACGTCCCTGGCGGTGGCCGATGGGCAACAATGAAGATGGTTCGCTGCACGACTTGTGACTTTACTTGGCGCAGTCGCACGAGTGCTAACGCAGTTGAAGCGTATCACGCTCAGCGAAATGACAAACTGGAGAAGCAGGCCGCAGAGCGTCTAAAGAAGAAGGCGATTGCAGACGCAAAGAAGGCTAAAGAAAAGCCTAAGAAATCTTCCTAAACCACACTTGGTAACCGTCTGCTATTACTTCTAACCTGTCGACGTAGATTTCTCTGATAGCATTTATAGCTGGAGCAGGAGTTAGGTGTCTAGGCAAGTTATCTGGATTCCAGCCATAATCATCGAAGGCAAGAATTCCGCCAACTTTTAGGCAGTCGTAAGCATCCATGCCGTCGGCTAGAACACCGATGGCGGTGTGGTCGCCGTCAACGTAGATAAAGTCGTACATTGCGTCATGGTTAGCAAAGTACTCGGCGCTAGTTGACTTTATTTTTATCAGCTTGCCTTCCACTAACTGACTCTCAAATCTTTTTGTATAGAAAGATTCAACGTCGCTCCAGTCAAAGTTTTTGTGGGCTACCTCATCTGAGCCTTTCCAGGTGTCTACGTCTACAAGACGCGACTCTGGATTAGTTAGCACGTGGTTTAGAAGCCATTCTGAGGCGTCTCCAGTGTAGGCGCCAATCTGCAACACGCTTACAGGTTGGCCTACAAGCTCTGTTAGCATTTGATTGAAGTACTGGACAGCCATTCCTTCATTGAACCAGTTGGGATACTGAGTCATTAGCGCTTAGCTGGGATTACGTTGATGTGCTCGCGTGGGTCGAACTCTCCACCGATAACCATTGTGAGAAGTCCTGGCTTTGATTCTAGACCTGCACGGTCACGGAACCATTCTGAACCTGGGTCTGTCGTTGGACATTGAACCCAAAGTCGGTGACCGATGTCGGTGCACTTGAAGTTGTGAAAGTGCCCAGAAATCCAGACATCTGCATTTCCTAATGCAGTCTGTCCTGCTGCCTGAGCTGACAGGTACTTGATTGGGTCGCGCATCTGATGCCCGTGGAATAGTCCAAGCATTGTTCCGTCGATGTCCACGGTAAGCGTCTGGTGGCCAGATGCAGGGTATCTAAACTCGATGTGCTGCAATGCTGGATTCTCAGCACATGCGTCTTGAACTGCTGATGCAATCTCGACGTTCCAGCCGTCAGCGGGATCGGCAGCAACCTGACGAGTTACTTCATCGTGGTTTCCGTTGACGACTGGAACAATCATGCGCTCTGCGAGAGGCGCTAACATTTTGATTTGCTGCATTAGCAATCGACGTGCAACTCGAACCTGTTCTGTTAGGCCTAGGTCAGACGATGCTAAACCTTGAAGACGTCCGTTTTGAGAAACGTTTCCTTCAACGTGGTCGCCAGGTAGAGGAAGAGTTACAGTGCCAAGATTTAGCCCATAACGTTTTAGTCCATTGAAGCGGTCTACCGCTGCTTGCGTAGTGGCTAGAATTCTTTCGATTGACTGCTGAGTTCCCTGGCCACCGGCTTTCTTACCGATTTGCTGGTCGCTAGGCGCAACTACAAACGCACCACTACCTGTTGCCTGCTTGATTCCTTTTTCTGGGCGCCAGCCTTTGATGTCTGCAATTAGCATCTCGACATCTAGCTGGTCGGCGACTGCGAGGTCGGCTGGAACTACGCTTACACGAAACGCTTCTAGCCATTCGCCGTCGTACTTTTGCCAGCGTGAGCGACGAACTCCAGTTACACGCCAAGAACGTGGGTCTAGGTCAAACTCGCTTAGAAGCTGCTCGGCATCTGGAATGTCGCCTGCACTTCTTGGAGTTGAAATAAGAAAACCGCCTGAAGCGTCTAGCTCCAGGCGGGGACGCCAATGTTCAGGAGTGTTCAATGCCTTGGCATCTGAACCACTTTGTCCTGGACTAGATAAGTTTTCTAAGTTCTCTGAAAAACTCATTAGTTGTTGCCCTTCTTTGAGTAGCAGCGGCACGCTTTGCGCCTATGGTCTCCTATTGCGGTTTTGCTGATTTCAATTCCTTCAGCACGAAGGGCAAGGGAGATTGTTACATTTGAAATTCGTCTAGGGTCATTTTCTGTAGAGTCTACAACTTCTTTTAGCTTTTCTTGGTCGTTTTTAGCCAGCCGCTCGTCGGTAAACAGCTTTGCTAAGGCACAACGTTTAGTGCCTGGCTGGAGCATCTCGGTGAGCTGCTGCTCGATTCTCTCTGCGAATGACATCTTTATCCTTAGACCGCTAAGCCCGGTTTTATAGCGGCTAGAACTATTTTACAACTGTCTATTCCAAAAGCGCACCTATAAATAGGTAGTTTTTTGTAGATTATTTTTTAGCTGAAACCATGGCCACAAGGATTTCCTTGACCATAACGGTTTCCGTGTGCGTCTTTTTAGACATCGCTTCGATACGATTAACTCTGTCAGCCAGT